GAGGATAAGATGGATAAGTTTATAAAAATGATGCCTGAATTAGCTGAAAAGATAGATTTTGAAGAAGATGCCGGTGAATTTGTTACTCATGTTCGTGCTTGGGCTTATCTTAAAGATTTTAATCCTATATCAGAACAGGGGGTTGATGCTATGAAGATGTTTTCAGATCAATATACTATTACGGCATGTAGTTTAGCACTTTCATTTTGGGAAAAAAAAGAATCATATGAAAAGTGTGCTCATATTAAAAAAATCCAAGATTCCTTAAAGTTAAACGTGATTCCGTAAATTTTCTTTAGTATATTTGAGATACAGAGGAAAGAAAGAGGGAGAGAGAGATAAGGGATATGATGTCCCGAGACGTCTCCCGAGATGTAATTTAAATAAAATGAAATGAGAAACAAGCAACTATTTGTAGACAAGATGAATCGTATTGATGGTAAATTAAAAGCCATCCGAGTTATGATTACCCGTCAAGGTACTACCACTCAAGATATCCATAAATTAATTGATGAGATTGATGACCAAATGAGTGATCTTAGCACAATGATTGAAAGAGAAGAAACCGTGTACGGACGTTAATAATACTAAATAAAAGTTATGAATTTAACAGCAGAACAAATCCAAGGAAATTGGGATACATTTATCTCTAACATCAATACCTATATTACGGGAGATAGAAAACAAGCTATGCTTGACTTCTATGCTAAATACCAAGAACGTCTTATGTTAATGCCGGCTGCCCACAAAAAAGAGTACCACAATGCATTCCCGGGTGGATATGTTGAACACGTTAATCGTGTAGTGCGTTGCTCCCGTAAACAAGCAGATTTGTGGAGTGCGGAAGGTGCCGATATGTCTACTTTTACTGAGGAGGAGTTAATATTTTCTGCTATTAATCACGATTTAGGTAAAATGGGTGATGAAAACGAAGAATCATACATCCCCCAGGATGATAAGTGGAGAAAAGATAAATTAGGTGAAAATTATAAATTTAACACTAAAGTACCATTTGCTTCCGTTCCAGATCGTGGTTTATTCATGCTCCAGTCACATGGTATAATCTATACTTTTAACGAAATGCTCGCGATACAAACGCATGATGGGTTATACGACGCGGCTAATGAAAAATATCTTAAAGCGTATATGCCCGAACAAAAACCACGTACTTCACTACCATTTATACTACACCAGGCCGATATGATGGCTGCACGTATAGAATTTGAACGTGAGTGGTTACCTAAACTTAAAGGTAACGTGGATGGACAAAACAAGAATTTTACCTTAACGGACAAGCCCAAGAGCACTAGCAAACAGCAGAAAGCATTGGGTTCAATCAAAAGTGAAGGTTTAAGAAATTTATTAGATAACTTATGATTATTACTATTGTTATATTATCAGTTTTAGTAGTTGCCTTAGGGTTTACTACATTTAATCTCCTTCGTAAATTCGAAAAACAAGAAGATATCCTCGCAGTTTATTTAGATTACCTAGATAAATTATCACGAGTAATAGAGGTTGCAGAAGCAAAAATGAAAGAAGTAGATGCCAAAGGTTCATTCAGTAGCGATGATGAAGTAGGGTTTTTCTTTCAACAAATAAAAGGGTTACAAGATATCTTAAACGAGTTTAAGCTTGAAAAAAAGTAACCCCTCAATATGCCCCCTAGATCCAAGAAAAATTATTTTACACAAGATACAGAAAATGCTATTGTAAGATACAATAACGAACTAGATTTTATCAATCGTTCAAAAATATATGAACGAGAAATCCATTATCCGTTTTTTAAATTAACGGAAAATATTATTCATACTTTTAAATTTTATTATACTGAAGTAGATGATATTGAACATTTACAACATGAAGTAATTTGTTTTTTATTATCTAAAATCCATTTATTTGATCCTACAAGAGGTGCTAAAGCCTATTCCTACTTTGGTACTATTACTAAACGTTATCTAATTCTCCAAAATCAAAAGAATTACAAAAAACGTGTACATAAAGCCCCAGTAGATGAATTATTTAAAGATGATAGACATACTTACAGTATGGACGACCCAGGTACTAATAAAGATCCCTTATCTAAATATATTGATGAATTTGTAATCTATTGTACAAAAAACATTTACGTGTTATTTCCTAAAAAGAATGATGCTGAGATTGCTGATGCTATTTTAGAGCTGTTTCGTAAAAGAGAAAATATAGATATTTTTAATAAAAAGGCACTTTACATTTACATTAGAGAAATAGTAGATGTTAAAACTCCCAAGATTACTAAGATAGCTAATCGTTTATATGATATATTCAAGGGTAATTATATCTTTTATCTTGAAAATGGTTATGTAGAATTTGAATAAGTCTATATTTATAAGTGAACAAACATAATAAATATGAGCCAACAATTCGAAAAAACAGTATTTGGTAATAAGAAATTCTCCGATTTACTTGAGGAAATTTATAATAACCAAAAGCGCCGCGAGGCACAAGTTACAGCGCTAATATCCGAATTAAAACCAATGGTTACCGATATAGGTGATGCTACATTGATTGTACCCTTAATAAAGGAATATATGGAAATTGGTGTTAAAAACGATGATGCTTTAATTAAAATGGCTACGTTAGTACAACGTGCTCTAAATTCAACATCAGAAGATGGTGGTTTAGGTATTAGTGATGAAGAAAAAGCCCAATTACTTGAGGAAATGGAAAAACTCCAAACTAAGTAATTATGGCTTTTGGAAGTAAAAATAAAATTAGAGAGGCTGGAGCTGCTATAGACGCGTTTTCTCTTTCTTCTACCCAACTAATCCCAGCAAGGGTAATTAGCATAGATCAAAGTAATACTTTATCCAATGGAGATATTACAGTAGAACCTATGACTATATCTCAAAATCAACCCGGGTCTTTAGGTATAAAAGCTTCCCCATTATTTCCTAATATTAAAAATTACCCTTTAATTAATGAAAGCGTTTATTTATTTTCCTTCCCTACTGGAGAATACTCCAGCAACCCAGGTAAAATAAAATACTACTACCTTAGCCCCGTTAACATTTGGGGTAACCAACAAGTTAACCCAACTCCTAATCAATCTGAAAATACAAAGGGTAGTAATCAAAATAAAAGCTTAAAAGAAATAGAAGCTGGATCACCTAATATATCAACTAAACAACAAACTAGTTTATTTAAACCTGGTACTTACTTTACAGAAAAATCTAATGTTTACCCTCTATACCCATTTGAAGGAGATGTAATATTAGAAGGTAGATTTGGTAATAGCCTTAGATTTGGTAGTACTGATATAAAATATCAAAATTCTACATCTAAAAAATTAATAAACAAACAATTTGAAGAAACTTACCTTTACCCATCTGGGGAGACAACCCCCTCAGTTACTTTTAATTCAAAAGTAGCTTCATTAAATGGTAAGGTTTCCCAATTTACAACTCAGTACCCCGATTATAAAATATCCATTTATATAGAATCAGGTGAATCATATGTACCTAATCAAAATAATATCCCAATTGGGGATTTAGCTAATTTAAGGAACGAAAAAGTAAAGAGTATAGTTGAAACTTTCCCTCTATTAAGATCTAATATTAATTTAAACACCCATATTGGGGATACTATATATAATGCTGGAGTAGATAACCCAACTGATCCCCAATATTTAAAAGAACAATACACCTCAGTAAAAGTGTTACTTCAAGGGGTTGAAACAACACAAAACCCCTCAGGGCCCCAACCATTAAATTCATGGTCTAACATCCCTGAAAATGGTGATCCTATTACTATTTTAAGAAATGGTCAAAACCCCGAACTTAAAGGTCCGGCTCAATCAAATATAATAGAAGATGTCAACACTGATGTTTCCTCTATTTGGTTAACTTCAACACAACAAATCCCCCTAACAGCATCCTCAGAAAATGCTTATCTTTCTTATCCCGATAGTGAAACATCCCCAACCTCTATAAATCAATATCAAGGGTCTCAACTTATATTTAATTCTGGTAGGTTAGTTCTTAATACTAAAACCGATCACATATTACTTTCCTCAGCAAAAAGCATTAATTTAAATGCCCAACAATCCCTTAATTTTGATACTACAGGCGACACTATTTTTCAATCAAATAAAGTATATTTAGGAGGGACTAAAAATAGCCAACCCGTAGTTTTAGGAGACGAAATGGTAAATCTATTTACCGATATTTTAAGTGATTTAAATTTTTTGTGTGGTCAAATATCTACCCAATTAGGAGTTCCTACCGGAGCACCTTTAGAACCTTTAGCTTCTTCTGCAAGGATTGTAAAAAGTAAAATAGGTGGTTATAAAACTAGATTAAAAAATACATTATCTAATACCACAAAAACTGTATAATGCCTTTAGATCCGTTTGCTATAGAAAAAGCTAGAGAATTAGAAGCTCTTAAAAGAAGTAGATTAAGTAATCAATTTAATTTACAATCTTTTAATACTGAAACATTTAGTAATTCAGTCCCTGAAAACCAAAAACCACAAGGACAAGCAAAACTTCCAGCTCTTTTCCAAGCTCAAGCTAATAAACTATTCCAGTTTGTTAGCCCATCATTAACAAATTTGTTATCAAAATTTGGATTAGAGGATTTCCCCTCAGATATTCAAAATCTACCCCCAGACGAATTAAAACAAAAATATTGCCCTACTACAGAAGAGTTAAATTTACTTATCAATGAAAGAAACGATATTGTAGAATATTTAAATAATGTAGGAGTTAAATTAGACTCTTTATCTGCAACTGTAGAATTTGGTGCGGGGTTCTCCAACCTACTTCAAGGTATAATTAATGGAATTAAAAATGGCCAAAGAATAGCTAATATTGCTATGAGTTTTATCCCCTTTGCCCTTCCTGGAGCAGTACCTGCTGGTATTAATACTGCGGGTAGCATAGCTGATTCTTTAACTTTTAATGATGATGGTACTCCTAAATTACCCCCACTTACAATTACAGCTTCTCAGGTATCCCCATCAGTAGCTACAACCCAATCTATAATTTTAAAAGTAGTAGAACAGTTAAAAAGTTTAGATTTATTAGTTAATATATGCAACCCTAATGCTACATTAACCGACACATCTCAAACAATCCAATCTACAGCAGCTAATGAATTATTAGCCCAAAATACAGATAATGAATCTACTTATAAAGGTTTTAGGTTAGAGATTGAAACTAAAAAATATACTAATACTGTAAACCAAAACAGAGCAGTTGGGAAAAACACCTCAGGTATTATAATGATAGCAACAGAATATTCTTTTGCTTCTGACCCTAATGTGTTAATTCGAGAACTTAAATTTATTATCGATAGAGATAATTTAAAAGCATATTAAATCAATATTTATAATCATGAAATTAACAGAATTAAGAAAAGTAATTAGAGAAGAAGTGAAAGCTGCTATCCAAGAAGAATTAAAAGATATTCTTTTAGAGGCCGTTCGTTCACCTAAACCTGCAATTTCAACAGTTTCCCCATCGACATCTGTAGTGAAAAATATACCATCTAATAGTTCTTTAATGGAACAGAGAGAAGCACGCCAGGCTATTATATCCCAAATGATGGGAGGAAGTGGTGATTTGACTTTAACTGCTAATGATGCTAATACTTTTAGACCAAAAGGAATGGTAGGTAATGGTGCTGGTGAAGGAACTTCCCTTCCAGAAGGTAATGTTGGTTTAGACCAAATTATGGGATTAATGACAAATAAATAATGGCTTATAACGCTCAACAAATATCACCAATTAATTTCCAACCCAGCGTAGGGGTTGGGGTATCTTTACCATTTAATGCTCCTTCTTGTTTTAATACAACTTATACAACACAAGAAGCATTAAAAAATAACTTAATTAATTGGTTTCTAACCAATCAAGGTGAACGCCCTTTAAATCCTAATTATGGTGGAAATTTAAGGCAATTTATTTTTGAGCAAATTTCAAGTGATACTTTAGAATTCCTTCAAGAAGACGTACAATCTCAATTATCTACAGTTTTTCCAAGTGTAATTGTAAATAGTTTAGAAGTATCAACACAACCCGATTATAATACTATTGATATAGTACTTAAATATAGTGTTCAAAACACTAGTATAAACGACCAATTAAATATAACATTTGACTAATGGCTGTAAATAGAGACATAAAATATATTAATAGGGACTTTGGGAATCTTAGACAAAATTTAATTAATTATTCTAAGACATATTTCCCAACTAC